ATTATCATTCCACCACTCATGTGTTCCCAACACGGTATAGATCTTTACGGGTTCAGTCTTTCCTTTGACTGCTATAGTATCCAGTTCGAGTAATGCAAATTCATCCTCTAATTCTTTTGCTGTCTCGTATCCTAATATAGTCTTCACACCATACTCCTTAGTTTGTCCTTCAAGTCTCGCTGCCAGATTAACAGCATCTCCTAACACAGAGTAATCAAACCTCTGATCACTTCCCATGTTTCCTACTACAACAGATCCACTGTTGATTCCTACACCAATGTTAATTGGCAATAATCCCTCTTCCTTTAATTCGGCGTTGAGTATATCAAGTCTATCATACATTTGCTCACTTGTCAAGACCGCAAGTCGTTCTTGTTGCTCTACGTCTAAAGGAGCATTCCAGAATGCCATGATACAGTCGCCCATATACTTATCAATAGTTCCTTGGTTCTCCATGATGATCTCAGTCATGGGTGATAGGAACCTATTTACCAACTCAGTCAATCCTTGGGGATTGGTTTTGTACTGTTCTGATATGGGGGTGAATCCACGGATGTCACAGAACAGGAATGTCATGTATCTGGTGTCTCCACCTAATTTTAATAAATCTGGGTTCTCTTGTAATTTTACAACCATCGCCGGTGATAAATAGGTACCGAACTGCTTTTTAATTTGCTCTTTCTGTTTATATGTGATATAATACTTATTAAACGAACTTTGAGCAAAAACAAGGAACCCCGCAATTGAAGACCAAATGGCATCAACGAACAAGAATGAATCATACCAGAAGTAGAAGGAACTACTCAATGGGACACAAAGAATACCTAAACTCACTATCCCCGCAGGAACTGTGGAAAGAGTGTAGACCGATACAAGGATACCTAAACATACTACCAGAAGAATCAAGGTCTCGACTGCTACAGTCCAGTCGGGTATCTTTATTTGAACGCCTGAAATTAAGGTCTGGATTTGATGACCTTGAACTTCGTGGGGATACACTGCTCCCGTTGGGGTTGCGACTGGATTAGCATAACCCTCTGCGGTTACACCAAAAATTAATATCTTACCTTCTGGGAGGGGTTCTACTATGGACTGTGAAACAAAGTCGTTCCAGAAGGCAACAGGGAGTTCTGAGGAGGGTTCTGTGACCAAAGGATCCTGTTTACCCAATCTTATCCATTCTACACCAACAGAATTGTATTTAACGGTGTAGGATGGTTCACCCATCATTACACGTACCGCATCAAGTCCCAAACTGGGATATGGTTGCCCATTGATTGATACCATCATCGGTACACGTCTCAACACTCCAGTAGGTTGATCCACCACTGCGGATACCGCACCAACACCCATTGACATCTGTGCGAGTTCTTGTAATGGGGTGATGACACCGACATATTCTGGTAACGTGTCGATTTTTTTGCCAAACGTAGACACGTTAGCATAGATACCTAAATCATCCGAAGTAGTTTGGTGGGTAGGTGCGGACGGGAGGACTACTGCTTTTCTTGACATTGATTCTGCCAGAGCACTGTCTCCCTTGAATCGATCTTCCTCTGACCATATCATTGTGGATACTATGAGAGATGATGGGGGTGTCTTGTTGATGTACTTTGCTACGGTGTCTCTGGGCCATGGATATTGTCCTTCAAGTTCAATTGCTTTCTCATCGATATTGATCAATACTATGTCATCTACAGAGATCCGTTCTTGACTCTGCTGTAGATAATCATAGAAACTATATTGTACAGTCTTTGCTATATCTCCCTGCTGTACCTTTAGAAAGGCAAAGAGAAATATAATTGGCAGTACTGACCACCACTTGGTCATTGTTGTGTTACTGTAACAGAACATCCACCTACAGTTAAACAGTTCTGATATAAGGTATAGGTTGATGTTGAGTTAAATTGTTTTAAAGTTAGGTCTGTGCCATATGTACCGTCAAGTTCTATAGTGGCATTATGAGTTGCACCAGATCCCTTTTGACGAATGAATACGTCATTCTCATCATTGTAGATAGTAAGGTCTATTGTCTTAGCACCATCGTGTTGTTGAATGGCAGTGACCTCATTATCGTCACCTGCCAAGTGTAGATCAAATGAATGACCATTATTTCCTGCATTACCTTGATTTGTTTGTTGAACCGAAAGACCGTTGTTGTCTCCGTACATGGTTAGATTAACGGAATGTCCACCATCTTCCCAAGTATCATACCAATAGTCGTGGTTAGTATAACTCTCTGGATAATCGAATGCACAACCTTGACAGATCTTTACACCATTTCCAGTACCACTCATCTCATCTATTGTAATATTGTTTTCAGCATTATCACCTTCGTTATGCTGTATGAATAGAAGTCCACTGTATGTTGTATTGATAAATGATCCATTATCCAACATCTCCACGACATTGTTTGCACCCATTTGTTCTATACCTAAACTGAAATTAGTACCAGACTGCTCGATCTGGATCTCATTATCTGCCATAGCACTAAGTGCTACCATAGATAGAATGGTTACTACTGTCATCACTTGCCAAAATTTATTTTCTTTCATATTAATTACTCTGTTTAATAACAACTACTATATCACCACCACCATCGGCAGTAATGATTCCCTTGTACCCATCCACTTCGGTATCTACTGTGATACCACCACCAGATAGGAAACGTAAACTTATCACACCATTAACGTCTCTGTAAAATACAAGACCACCATCTTCATTGAAGATATTGTATTGACTGTCGTTATTTAGTCCATACGTAGCACCCTTTAATGTTGCTTTGCCCATACCCGTACTTGCTTGTTGATCAGATAGATCACCCATAGTTCTTTCTAACTCTTCTATTATATCGAGTAGATCTACAAGGAAGTCTCCACCCAGAGCATCATAGTCCAGTCTGGTGAAATCATCCTCTTCGAGATAATCTTCGTAATCCTTATCTAACTCATCGAATGCAAGAAAGTCTGCATCCAGTTGACCATAGTCAAACCGTGCTTCTTGTACACGTTGATCTTCTATTGCCTGTGCTACCTCTTCGGGTGGATTGACAATAAACATATTATCAATCGTGTTTGATGTAATGTTATCTATCACTACTGTTTGAGTTGGCATTGTGGATATACTGGATACCATAGTCGCCGCATATGCTTGAGTTAGTGTTACGGATCCTGCCTCATTAGATACTACAATCTCTCCAGACGGAGCACCGTACTCATCTGGAAGTAGAATCACAAGTGATCTACCCAGTTCATCGATTGTAGTAGTGAAATCTGTTCCCCGAACCGCAATGGTTGCGGTGGGTGTTTTGATATCGATATTAGATTTGTCTACCATACCCAAACGACCAGACGCAAATCTTGCAGTCCCAAGTGCCATCTTCATGACCATCTTGGACTTGCTCGGATCTGGATCGTAATAGATCTTATCGATATAGACTTTGGTATGTTCTATCAAAGATAATTCTGCATCATCAAGAAACTTAATGAGCATTCTACCCTTCGCAGTTTGTGCAGTGTCGTTTAGTTGGATTTCAGTCCCAACTGCACCTTCCACAATTTGCTTGGATTCACGCTCTAAAGAACCTACTCCAGTAGATTCGACTACCCCACCAATCGATTCGGCATTGACCGAACCAATTAGTAGAACAGTACTAACTGTCGTTAGCAGTATCTTTTTGATTAATCTGGATAACGGCATTATCGGACGTAATATCTAAAGTGATGATACCCTTACAAGTGTTAATACCTGTAGGACATGTACCACTTAACTGATTAATGTCGATGTTTGCATTATCTCCGTCAAACTCAACTGTTTGCGTTTGGTAAAAACCATCATTCTGTAAAGATTTAATGTCATTACCGTCACCAGTAATATCCCAGTTCCAAGTAACATCATCTGTTTCAATGTCTATATCAAATACGTTTGTTGATCCAAGAACAGTTAGATCGAAATCTAAACGTTCAGAAGATGCAACAGATCCTTGATCAAAATCGATTGTGTTAGAATCACCAGTCATAGTGATATCCATTGTTGTTGAATCCGAAGATCCAGTGTCACCAATCAAATAATCAAGAACGTTAGCATCACCAGTCCACATAAGATTGTATGTAGAACTGTTTGCTGTTAACGTACCATATAGTAAGTTTTCGTTACCAAGTTGATCTATATTAAAGGTCAACGAAGTACCAGTAATGGGTGTTGCCGCCGATGAAGTTTCAAAATTGTTTAAACCAATCTTGTTACCGTAACCAACTTGATCGATATAAAGAGTCAGAGTGTTACCAGTCTGGTCTATATTGATCTCGTTATCATCAGTTGCCGCTCCCCACGCAAACGAAGTTAGCATTAATCCTGCCATAGCAATAAAATACTTATTCATTCTTTTCTCCTAAAGGGTGAGAATCGTTTGTCCCATCTGCTTGATGGGGGTGTCGATGCCCTTGCCCTACTTTCCAAAGTCCCCTATCGTGACCTTGGTATATTAATTCCAGTACACTTGCTTCAATAGCAGAACGTACCGCATATGTCACTGACTCATTATTACCCACTCCGTCCTCGTATTCTACGAGTTGGGTTCCCTGTTCATAAAACCTAAACAGATCCCCACCAGACCCATAAGACAGAATAGTCTTTTTGGTCTGCACGTTTAACAAAACTTCTCCCGTTAGCACAGAGACTGCTCGGACAGAGACTGTGACAATATCTTTGCGATACTGTCTGGTAAATCCAATGCCTAATGTTCTGGCACCTCGTCCACCACTTTCCGCATTGGTGTCATAACCAATGATCCCACCTTCGATAATCATCCCTGCGAAAAGCAGAGGGGCAATGCCCTGCGATTTCTCATCGGCATATTCTTTACGGGTACTCCTCACAATCTGGCGTTCTCTGACCAAATTGTCTATACCTTGTCTCTCGACTACACGGAACCATGTACCTTGTCCCGCAGTCTTGAGTGCATCGATCAGCATCTCAGTTCCACCTTGAGTGACGGCAGTACTAAAATCTGCAATACCGTCTCGTGCCTTTCTTTGTCCAGTAAGATCTTTGAACCCGTATACGGCAACAACTGGTTTTAGGGTCGCCGGTGGCACCTGTAGAAGTTCTACATACGCCGGTAGTTTAACCACTTCTGGGAGATCCACACATATATATTTACGTGCCATCGTTTTTTGAAGACCCATCTGCAAATGCCGTTGGTAACCTTCAGAATATTTTCCTGCATTATCATTACAATCTTGAGGTTTATCCGACCACTGTGGTACGGATGCACAACCTGTCAAAAAAATGAACAGTACAGATAGTAGTAGCAAATTACGTGCCATCTCCACCATCTCCTGTATCTCCATCCGAACCAAAGTTACCAGTTCCAATAGGGATCTCAATAATTGTTTCGGTACCATCACTATCAATGATGGTCATCTTAATAAATTCTGTTCCGTCTTCTCCTGTAATTACTTCATAGGTTATGACGGATCCTTCTAATGTAAATGATCCGAACGTTACTGCACTATCATTACTAAACATATTATCAACCAACTGTTTAGATAACTGAGCATAGATTCGTGATTCCAGATTACGTATAAATTTTGCCAATACGGTGTTATCTGCTTCACGTTCTGCCGCCTTCTGTGCCGCCTCTAAAGCATCGGCAATTGCTTTCTTCCTTGAATGCTCTTGGTTCTCAATTGTTAAATAATGTGCCCCAGTACCTATTCCACTAAATGACGGATTCTTAAATCCATGTACTATCTCAGTTGCTTGGGTCTGAGTAGTCACTATCATCAATATGAGTAATGCTATCTTTTTCATTGTCTTTATCCTGTTGTTGTAGCAACATATCTAATTTAACATGTAGTCTTATTAAATCGTTATCCAACATACGTACTTTATCAATTAGGTCAATTAAGGTCATGTGGGATTCTTCTATCACTGGATTCACTTCCTGTGTTACCCAGATCCATATGTAGTATATGAAGTATCCTAACCCTATTGCCGCCATTATAGGAAACCCATAGGTTCCTATTGCTTCTACTATTGTTTCCATTCTCTAATCCTTCCTGTGATCCTCTTGCCCTTTAGACCTTGCTACTCTGTTCATATCTGGTCTAATACTAAATGCATGGGATATCATAATGTCTATCTTTAATAGTTCATTATTCATAGTACCAATTCGATTCTGCAATGATTTCACAAACATACGTTGTGTCTTGATGTCATCAAGTACACCTGCGAGAATAAACTTTAGGGTAAGAAACACGAAGAAACCACCTGCGAGTGCAGATGCTATAGGGAAACCAACGTCTCCTATTAATTCTAAATATTCCATAAATACCCTGTTGTAATAGTTTACGTATCTATTTATACAATCGGGTTATGGAACACTCACTTTTTATTCCATTTTCCAATCGATGATTGTGGATACACGAATATCCATCCACATCTCTTTATTTGTATCATAAACAATAATAGTATGACTATCATGTTGTTGTTTGATTGTTGTTTTGCTAACAAGAGTACCAACAACATGCAATGGTTCTTCGGTCATCCAATGCTTAAAGTTTATACTAACATTACCTTTCTGTAATGCCTCTAACAAGTTTGCCGTGCTCATTAAAATTTAGTTGTCCTGTATATGTGATGTAATAATTCTGCATACTCGTGATGTGTGTCTTCACACGGGTGCCCGAATGGTTTTATTTTATACTTAGTTCTTGCGAGTTTAAATAGATCAGTGTACTTACCCATACCCAATCTATGATGGTCTGGGAAAGAATCGACTTTCCTCTTTATCCAATCATTATACTCACCCCAATTTAACTCTCTGGTATTAATAGGTGTGAAACAGTCTATGTAGTTTACCCACATGCGTTCATGGAATATTCCTTGTATCAACTTTATACCTTTTGCTTCACATAAAACTTTCATTGCATCCATGTAACTTACTGTACTAATGATACCATCACGAGTAGACTCAACAACATTGTAATATCGATCAAGTATTGGAGACAGTCGTTCACCCAGATAACTTAACCTACTTGGAGATATCTGAGTCATGCACTGCCATCGTTGAATCTTCATCTGCTCTTCATAACCTGTAGGGTGAGACTCTGCCGTTTCATGACGTTGCCATGCCGACCATATGATAACCATGTGAGTTACATCATCATGTTTACTCAAATGGTCTATAGTATCTCTAAAGATCTTTTGATTACATGCACCACATGTTGCAAGATTAGTAAGAGGTACATCGAGATGTTTTGAAAGTAAGTATGGAAATGCCAGATGTTCATGTTGATTATCTTCAAAACCATCCAACTCATCTCCCCATACAAAACTACACCCGTTAGTAACTAACATTATGTTCCTTGATTATATCAATTAATTGATTAGCAAACTCCGTGTGAGAATCCTCACAAGCATGACCACGTGGTTTAATACTCTTCTTATTTGCCGACATAGTATATATATCCGAATATCTACCAAGTCCTATACGGCACTCATCTCTAAGATAAGACAAAGATTCGACAATAGCAGACTGATATTGTTCATAGTCTTTAGACTTTAATGTGCTCAGAAAATTACGATACATGTCTCCATGTATGACACTTTGTATGACACTTATACCCATCTGGTCACATAGGAATTGTATGTTTTTCATATACATCAATGTGTGTACGATAGAGGTGTGCATAGTCCAAACATTATCGACATACTCCTTGAGTATTCTCATACGTTTAGGTAACTCATTAGATCGGTTGTCAAACCTAAACTTGTCGGGACGATGACTTGCAATGATCTGGTTCATATCAGATTCACGGTGAATGTTAATCTCCAGATCCGATTGTAGTGTGAAGGGTTCACATAATTCGAAACGACCAAAGTTGCTCCACATGATAACAATCATGTCGATCTTCTTATTGGTTTGTTGTAGGAATTCTGTTGTAGTGCGGTAGATCTTCGTGTTAGAGGATCCGTTCTGTGCGAGGTTTATATACTTAGAATTAAGTTTGTTAGATAACTTATATGCATACGTGTGAGTGTGATGGGCATTTGTTTCGTACCCATCCAACTCATCACCGTATGTAAAACTGTCACCGTTAAATAGTATCGTTCTCATGGATCCTGTCATGCTCGTATAGTGCGAGGAATCCATAATGAATGATTTTCATTATATCTTTTCGGTGGTCTGCGGGAGTGCCTTTCTTACCATATCGTCCGTTGTACTTATCGACATTGCCAAGGAAGAATCCCATACCATGCCCACGGTCAACAATGACTTCAGAAGATTGTAAACCGCCTTGACCATAGTGTCCCCCATATGTATTATCTATATAATCAGCAAACTCACGAATGAGGTTATTCTCATTGAATTTGTAATCTGGAGCATCAACAACATTGACTCTCTTGAGATCATCGGAATGCATATGGATTCTGGGTTCACCAAATTGCTCTTGGGCATCTTCTACTGAAGTAAACGGAGGTACGTGTGCTTTAACCATTGAACAACTCCTCATACAAAGTATCGATGTCATCGTTCTCGGTACGTACTTCTGCCATGTTAGACTTGTGGTAGATACCTGCAAGTTTACGTAGATGTTTCTTATCCACTCCATGGTTCTCGAAGGTCACCTGTACGATGTCCTTGATTAAATCTTTCTCTGCGTCCATACGTGTCATGGAATCAGACATTTCTTTGATTGCGTTACCAATCCTTTTCTTATCATCTGGTGTTAATGTGATCATAATGTTTCTATATCCTCAATTAATAAATCTCTTAAATCTCGTGCTTGTTGATCACGAGGGTCATTTTTACCATAACCACAGAACTTATATGCCAAGGTGATTCTATCACCCCCTGCATAGGCACTGTGCCAACAATGGTGCTCTTTCTCTTTTTCACTACCGAAGTAGTAATGTCGGCATTGCCAACCTGCCACATCTTGATGAGTGACAAGTTCTCCAGTCTCGTTATCTAAGTATCGGAAGAACCCTTTACCCGTAGACCACGTAAATAAGACTTGGTAGGCAGATGCGTCATAGTTAGTGTGCCATCCGACAAATCCCCCTTTGGGATAGTATGATAGCAGGGCACTGGTGTGTGCACCTATCTCTGAAGCAAAATCATATTTCACCCGTTGCATATAATCCTTCCATTTAGGATCTATACGCACCATCTTAGAGATGGGTTGTGCAAAGTGCCGTTCTGGTGCTCCGACCAAGTGTGAGTTCATACATTCATCTAGATATTCTCTATCACAATAGTATTCACCTTTACTCCGATCTTCTTCAGAACTAAACACCCACGCACGTGGATCATTATGATCCGGATCCGACAGAAATTTATCAGAGAAACCGTTTAGAGTTTCGATCAACTCCTTGTTCCTAAGTTCAATTTCCATTAGACAACCTAAACAATAAGTCCACTAGTTGCTTCAATCCATGAAGATTCAAAGTCACCATTTGCTTTTACAACAAATAATACATCATAGAAATTCAATGCCTTTGGGTTTTCTATACCGGACATACAGACACCACGTCCAAATCCGATCTTACCATCTTCTGATCTTACAATCAAACGTGGATTCTCTACACTAACATATCCAGTGTTCAGTTCA